TGCAGAAAAGTTTTCCGCTTACGTGCTTAACGCCTCCGCGCAGGTCGGAACGCTTGCTGCCAGTGCTGCAAACCAAGCCAGCATTACGACCTCATGCCGTCGCGGGATTGTTGAGGCAGCTAATACTGGCATTCGTTGCATGATGCTGGCGGCTCTCGCTGTACAGGCGCGTATTCATTCAAATCCTACCATCGCATCAACTGTAGATATTGCAGGTGCAATCGGTTCTTCAATAGGCATGAGCTAGGGCTATGAGCCAGGAATTTACCTATTTCTTTCGCTATCGCGGAAAAGAAATGTCAGTAGATGCTGAAAATGTCGCGCTTTATTACCCGTCTATTTCTTGCGACGGAAGTGGCTTTTTTACACTGGTAAATGGTGAGCGTTTTCGTGGTGAAAATGTAAGAGAAATAAGTAAGGGGAAAAGCGAATTATGCCGGTATTTGTGAGGCTTTTAAAAAATCAGGCACCACCTCAGCAGTTAGCAGCATTAGGGCATGGGTGGATAGAAACGAAAGCAAGTAAGCGCTGGCACCCGGCAATCTCACAGGCCGAACTGCTGGCAGGATTAACGGGTAAGAGGAAAGAATTATGGGTTACAAAGCTGAAAGTATCACTGTTCAGATGAACGCGGGGCAGCGTGCCAGTGCGCTTAATCATATCTCTGCACTTCGCACCATGATGTACGGCGATTGCAGCCACGAACTAAACCGCTTTATCTCAGACATGCGTAATAAGCGCGATCACCAGGCTGAACAGAATGGCCGCGCACTGAGCGCAATTTTCTTCCTGGCTAATATCAGCAAAGAGCGTCACGGCGTTGATTTCAGTGAACTGACGAGTGACGAAAAAACGGCGCTGATTAGCGCAATGAATCACTTAAAAGCAGTCGTGAGTTTATTTCCAAAGAATCTGACGTTACCTAATTAATTAACCCAACGAAATTAAATGGCGTAAACCCGCCGGGCATTTTTTTGCCCGAATTCAGGAGAATGAGAAATGCGAAATATCCAGACCCGTAATTTTAAAGCTGATGACGACGCGCTTAATGCCCTGCTGAGCAAGGCCAAAACTGAGCAGCGTTCTGATGATGCGCTGTCCGTTTCTATCCGCCTGGCCGCACTGGCAATTCATGCCCGCAAACAGGAAATGTCAGCGGCGGAAATCATCGAGCTGCTGGACAAAGAAGCAGAACGCTTTGAGAACCAGGCGCAGGAGCTGCACTGATGGCTGATTCAATGGATCTGGTACAGCAGCGCGTGCAGGAAGAGCTGGCGCGCAATCTGGCTAACGCTACTCACCGCCCGGCAGGGGCGAGTGAGTTTTTCTGCCTGTCGTGCGGCGAAGAAATCCCGGAAAAGCGCCGCCGGGCACTGCCGGGCGTTTCCCTCTGCGTGACCTGCAAAGAAATCAGTGAGCTGAAGAGCGTGCATTACAAAGGGGCGGCATTATGAAAACCATCCTGAAATGGGCCGGCAGCAAGTCCGGCCTGATGCCTGAACTGATTAAGCACCTGCCCGCCGGTGATCGTCTGGTTGAGCCGTTTGCCGGTTCCTGTGCCGTCATGATGAATACGGATTACCCGGCTTATCTGGTGGCGGATGTTAATCCCGATCTGATTAACCTTTATCGCCAGGTTAAAGAGCATACGTGCCCGTTTATTGTCTTGGCGGCATCGCTCTTTCATCAGAATAAAACGGAAGAGAGTTATAAGCAGGTCCGCGAAGATTTTAACTTCAACGCAGCGCTGCCACTACTGGAGCGCGCCGCGCAATTCCTCTACCTCAATCGCAACGGCTACCGCGGCCTTTGCCGCTATAACAAGAGCGGTGAATTCAATATCCCCTACGGTAATTATAAAGAGCCATATTTCCCGCTGGCCGAAATTGAAGCGTTTGCCGCAAAGGCTCAGCGCGCGACGTTTGAATGTCTGGGGTATAGCGAAACCCTGAGCATGGTCCGTGCCGGTGATGTCGTGTACTGCGATCCGCCATATCACGGCACGTTTACCGCTTATCACACCGATGGGTTCAGTGATGACGATCAGCACTCGCTGGCATGCATCCTGCTAGGTATCTCTGAGCAGAACCCGGTCATCGTTTCAAACAGCGACACGCTTTTTACCCGCAGCATCTACCGCGAATTCGACCTGACGAAAGTCACAGCTGCCCGCTCTGTTGGCGTGGCTGCCGGTGAAGGCAAGAAAGCGTCAGAAATCATCGCAGTGCGTCACATGAGTCTGGCGGTGTAATGACTCAGGCTTTCGCATACCCCTGGAACGCCCCTAAAAAGGCAATCAATCCACAGCTGGACCCGGCGGAAGTTGCGCCGGTGTCCGCGCTTTCAAACCTGATCGCTCTCTATGTTGCGGATAATGAGCAGGAGCAGCTGCGCCGTGAGGCAGTGAGCGATCAGGTCTGGGACCGCTACTTTTTCAACGAGTCACGCGATCCTGTCCAGCGCGAAATTGTGCAGGACAGAATCGTCAGCCGGGCAAAGATGGCCCGCGAACAGCAGCAGTTTAATCCCGATCTGGTTATCGTGGCCGATGTCAGCGCCCAGCCTTCGCACATCAGTAAGCCACTCATGGAGCGCGTTAAGTTTTTCCACAATCTCGGCAGGCCGCAGGCTTATTCCCGCTACCTGCGCGAAACCATCCGCCCCTGCCTTGAGAGACTGGCGCGCGTGCGCGAAAGCCAGATTTCAGCCTCATTCCGTTTTATGGCCGGTCATGACGGTCTGGACGGCCTGCTGGCGTTACCTGAAATGAACCAGAATCAGGTCAAGCGTTTATCTACACTGGTTGCTGCGCACATGAGCATGTGTCTTGATAAAGCCAGCGGCCATTTGTTCATCAGTGACGACGTGACGCCGGAGCAGGTCCGCCAGGCATGGGAACTTGTTGCAGCGGAAGCGATGCGCCTGGACGTAATCCCCCCGGCCTTTGAGCAGCTGCGCCGCAAAAAGCGCCGCCGCAAGCCCGTGCCCTATGATCTGATCCCGGCCTCGCTGGCACGTATGCTCTGCGCTGACTGGTGGTATCGCAAGTTATGGCAGCTGCGTTGTGAATGGCGTGAAGAGCAGCTGCGCGCCGTCTGCCTGGTCAACAAAAAAGCATCCCCCTATGTCAGCTTTGAAGCGGTGATCCATAAGCGTGAGCAGCGCAGGAAGTCTCTGGAGTTCTTCCGCTCACATGAGCTGATCAGCGATGAAGGCGATACGCTGGATATGGAAGACGTGGTGAATGCCAGTAGCAGCAACCCGGCACACCGCCGTAATGAAATGATGGCCTGCGTTAAGGGGCTGGAGCTTATCGCGGAAATGCGTGGCGACTGCGCCGTGTTTTACACCATCACCTGCCCGTCACGTTTCCACGCAACACTTAACAACGGCAGGCCCAATCCGAAGTGGACCACAGCCACCGTTCGCCAGAGTAGTGATTATCTGGTTGATACCTTTGCTGCTTTCCGCAAGGCCATGCATAAAGCCGGGATGCGCTGGTATGGCGTGCGGGTTGCTGAGCCGCATCACGATGGCACCGTACACTGGCACCTGCTGTGCTTCATGCGTAAAAAGGAGCGCCGTTCAGTCACCGCACTGCTGAGGAAATTTGCCATTCGCGAAGATCGCGAAGAGCTTGGCAGCAATACCGGGCCACGCTTTAAAGCTGAACTCATCAACCCGCGCAAAGGTTCACCGACCAGTTATATCGCTAAATACGTCAGTAAAAATATTGATGGCCGTGGCCTGTCTGATGAAATCAGTGCAGAAACAGGTAAATCGCTGCGTGATAGCGCAGAGAACGTCGGGGCGTGGGCGTCACTTCATCGCGTTCAGCAGTTCCGCTTCTTTGGCATTCCGGGCCGTCAGGCTTACCGGGAACTGCGCCTGCTTGCCGGTCAGGCGCTGAGAAATCAGAGCGATAAAAAAGCAGGTGCGCCGGTGCTTGAAAACGCGCAGCTGGACGCCGTGCTGGCCGCTGCAGATGTTGGCTGCTTTGCCACCTACATCATGAAACAGGGTGGCGTTCTGGTTCCACGTAAACATCACATCGTCAGAACTGCTTACGAGCTTAACGACGAGCCAACCCCTTACGGCGATCACGGCACCCGCATTTATGGCATCTGGTCCCCCTTAGTGGCTGGCCGCATTTGCACGCACGCAACTAAGTGGAAAATGGTTCGTAAAGCCGTTGACGTTCAGGAGGCGACAGCCGACCAGGGCGCTAGCGCCCCTTGGACTCGTGGCAATAACTGTCCCCCTGATGAAAAACTGAACATTTCAGGGGGCAATCCGGTATCTGTTGAACCCATAGAATCAGGTGAAACGCCTCTGTATGGCCCGGCAGACTTCGACAATATGACCAGAAAACAGCGCCGGGATCTGCTGGCGCGTCTCCGGGTGGTGAAGCCGCGCCAGAATAAGAGTTATAAGCAGGAAATTAACGACCATCAGCGGGCTACTCTGGTTGCAGAGCTGCAAGCGAGGGGCTTTACCGGTAGAGAAAAAGAAACAAACCTGCTTCTGTCCGGTGGCAGTCTTAATTCTGGTGCGGGTATGCGCATCTTTTACCGAAATGGACGCCTACAGGAAGATGATAAGTGGCGGCAATGGAGCTGATACAGATTCTATAGCTATAAGCGAAGCCGCTAACATCAATCCTGATTTCACTTTATCCAATTAAAATAAAGAGTTGAAAACATCGCTAATTCGATTTTTTTTTTAGGATAAACCCTCATTGAGCGTAAAAAACGTTTCACATTTTTAAGACCATACTATACTGTACGCATATACAGTTGTTACGTCGAGGGAGGACAAATGAGCGATCATCTTCTGGAAGAAATAAAACTCCAGCGCATTGATTTTATTCTTAAAAAAGTTGCTTTTGATACGTGCGATTTCGAGGAAAAAGAGATGGCAATCCACTGGTTAGTGGAATTGTCAGGTGAGCTGATGGCTGAGGTTAGAAAGGCTAAATCACTCAAATCTGAAGTCGAACGTCATTGAGAGGGGCTTATGCATATTGAAATCATGATTAATAAAGAGCCAAAAATCAGTGAAGATATTCTCAGCGCCCTTGAGGCTGAGCTTTACAGAAATTTCCTGCCTATATACCCCGATACAAGTATTCGCATCCGAAAGGGTAATACTAACGGCATCGTACTGAGTGGCGTCAGGCAGGATGATGATAAAAAGAATGTTATGGATATTCTGCAGGCGGTGTGGGAAGACGACAGCTGGCAGTATCAACACTGATAACTTTTTTGGCAAAAAAATTCATTTTTGATGCCAGAAAAGTTGAACAACGAGCATTGCGAGGCGTTAGGCGATGGCCGGTAGCGATTCTAATTTTCAGGTAGTCTACCGGGGCGAAATCCTTACTGATTATGCGCCTGGCGAATGGGTTTTCTTTCAGCGGCCAAAAGAGAACGGCGGCGGCTTCTGGTTAGGCCGGACTTATGATGGTGTTTTCTGGCTTGAGATTTCTTCCCCTGTCTCTCTTTCGCAGGGTCTGCTATACCTGCAGGCTATGAAAAATTCTGTCTCGGCTGATGTGAAACCCACGGCGCCAGATAAAAACCTGTCACTGTTCTGACTATGTGCGCGTGAGTGCATGTCTATGCTGCATGAATCCGGATGATCCCAAAAGGATCGTTAGTCCTCCGGCCCGCCACTACTGGCGGGCTTTTGCTTATGTCATGCAGGTGCATGAAAACCATTGCATAAAGCGGGCAGGCGTGGCGGGGCTACGAGCGCGCGCTGATAAGGGCAGACCGTCAGGATGTGGCGCATTTTCCGGGCCGCTGGCGCTTCGGTGACATCAGGCCAGGTCTGAGGGCGAAAAAAAAATAGCGCCCCGCATGATGGTGCTGAAGCGTTCTGATGCGGTCTCAAAAAATATTATGCGTTTGTGCGGAGTTGTTCTGATTTGTTCATAAAAGGGTTGTGTTTGGTTTGGTGTTAGCGGTAGATTTTGTATTCTTTCACAAGTTGCACTGATAGGTAGCTAACCTTGGTGTGCCAATGCTAAAGTTCTACTAAAGTTTTATGGTCTTCGCCCGAAAATGACATTAAAGTAGTTCGCCATTAATGCCGTTAGTAAGGAAAGAGAATTGAACTTAGAGCAGATTGCCAGTCAAAGTATTAGCAACCTTCAGTTTCTTCTCGACACTCTGAAGTTGCCGCTGGCCGTTGGCCCTATCAGTGATGAAGACTATGTGATACTCACGACAGGCTATGCTCAGCTTGAATGGGATCATGGTTTTTGTCAGTTTGGCAATCGTGAAGATAAGTTTGAGTTCTGTCTTAAACTTCTTGCTGGACCGTTAAGGCACATCCCCTCCGGCGCTGCTATGTGTACCTTTGATGAGGACACTGGCGTGATTGAGATTCACTTTGTTGAATCCTTTGTGAAGGACGATGATACGGAGCATCCGCTTTACGGCAACATGTTTATGATCACGCTATGGGCTGTCTATCTCTTTGGTAGCGCGGTTGACTGCAAAGAAATTCGCATCCCTGAAGCTCTGAATCATAAAGTTGCTGAGCATTACAAAAAGTTTGGGTTCAAAGGTGACATAAGCTTGCTTTCTGCACCTTTTGCTACAATAACTGATGTAGTAAGACGTTATATTACGTCCAAGAAACAGTAGATAAATTTTTGCGCAGTGATAGAATGCTGCGCCTGACATCCACACCGGATGACGAGGCTAAACCTCTAAGAGGAAATCATGACTATGACGCATAGTGACAAGAAAACTCAGAAGCATTACGCCGTATCTGATGTTTTCACCCGCATGGGTGTCGCAATGGAAGACTTACTTCAAGCGGCCCCCGAGATGATGCAGGACGGCAAGTTTGAAGGAAATGAGCTGCACGGTAAGCTCAAAGAAAAGCAGAAAGCTGCTTAAATCCATAGTGCGTTTTGCATGAAGCCCGGCTAAGCCGGGCTTTTTTATGTCTGCTATTCAACGTTCAGTACGTATGGGCTGAAGCGTATCACATCCTCACCCAGCCAGCTGTTCAGTTCCTCAAAGCGTCTCTGCAATGGCATGAGTTCGTTACGCACAAACACTTTGCTGGCCTTTTCCACATCACCGAACCCGCCGGTGTTGCTGGGGATGATCCCCATAAGCTGCGGTGGCACACGATGCACGGCCAGCATGTCGTCGCGGCTCACGTTTTTGATGTTCAGAAACTCATCCTTTGCCGCCACCTCAGAAAGCGGGATGATCTGGATACCGTCCTTTTTCCCGTTCGGGCTGTACATAAACAGGTTGCGGAAGTTGCCAGGGCCCTTCGCGCTTTTCATGGCACCGCGGATATTGTCCACGTCCTGCTGGCTCTGCGCCGGATCGGTCATGTACATGATGAAACCCGCATGGCTGCCGTTGAGGTAATACTTGCGGCGGAACAGCGTAGCCGATTCGTTCAGCAGCGCCGACGGGATGGCCGACAGGTAGCCCGGCAGGCCGTAAATCTCCTGATTGATGTCCGGCTCCATCAGGTGAAACACGCTGCCTTTCGCAAACTCATACGGCTCCGTGTTAATGCCATAGTGCGCATACCAGTACGTGTCGAGGTCGAGGCCGCGCCGGGTGAACTTCGCCAGCGACGGCTCCAGCTTCAGCGTGTTACCGAGGCGGCTGGTCCGCTTCTCCAGGTAGGCATTGCCGAAAATCAGGTAATCAAGCGCAAAGCGGCTGAACGCCTGCTGACTCAGCAGCCGATGCGGGATAAAGGTACTCGCCAGAATATTGCACTTCACGCTGATGGGTGAGCTGTGATGCACGGCGGCGCGGAACGTGCGCGCCAGCCCGTCAACGCTCACGGGTGGTTCATACCAGCGATCATTGATAACGCACTCCACGTAGTCCAGCAGTTCGCGGCGGTCCAGCACCGGGATCGGGTCGCCAAAGGTAAACGCCTCCGACGCTGCCCCGCTGGTCATGTTATCGGGCTGCGGCACGGGCTGCGTGCGGGGGCGGTTCCTGCGTTTGCTCATCAGTAAATCTCCACAATGTTCTGCGTGTGTGCCGCCTGTCCCTGCAGCGGCTCGTTTGCCAGCGCGTGCATGGTCGCCCAGGCTAAATCGCCGTGGCTGACTTCCTCGCTGCGGCTGGTTTCATAGGTCGGACGGTTGCCGCTGGCCGTCGTGGCCTTGCGGATAGACATGAATGACTGCGCTATGTCGAGGTGGCTGGCGTCAAACTCCAGCCGCCCGCTGGCGATGGTGTCGTAAGCCTTCAGCACCAGGGCGTTTTTAACGTTCGGGTTATAGACAAACTCCTTCACCTGCGGGAAAAACGCTTTGACGTTCTCGTATACGCCCAGCCCGACGCCGGTGGAGTCGATGCCGATATAGGTGACGTTATACTGCTGCGTCAGCGTCCTGATGGCGTCAGCCTGCGCCCGGAAGTCCATCCCGCGCCACTGGTGACGCTCAAGAATGCGGAACTTGCCGCCCGGCACGGCAGGCGGTGCCATGACCACACACCCGGCGCTGTCGCCGTTCTGCGTTCCCTTCGCGGGGTCGTAGCCGATCCAGACCTCTTTCCAGCCGAACGGCCGCAGCGCCAGCGCCTCAAAGTCGGTCCAGACTTCCCAGCTGTCCACCATGCACTTCTGCAGCATGGCCAGCTGGAACACTGACGCCAGATCGTCCATAAAGACGCACATCAGCAGGTTCTGGTAATCCTCCGGGCTGTAGCGCGTGCGCAGCTGCTCAAGGTCAAACAGGTCACAGCCGCCGCGCACTGCATCTTCAACGGTGACAATCTGGCGAAACTGGCCGTCTTCACAGAGGCGACCGGCGGCCAGTGACTGATGGCTGAGGTCGATATCAACCCTGTCCGCTTTGGCCCGGCCCTTGTTGAACTGCGAACCGGACCAGAACGGATAGGCGCTGTGCGTGAGGCTGGACGGGGTGGAAAAGTAGGTTTCGCGCCATTTCTTGTGCAGCGCCATGCCGGATGCCACTTTCTGCAGTTCCTGAAATTTCGGTATCCAGAAATATTCATCCAGGTACAGATTGCCGTGATAGCTCTGTGCGGTGCGGGCGTTGGTGCCTAAGAAATACAGGCACGCGCCGTTGCTCAGCGTCATCGGGTCGCCCTTCAGGTCTACGTCTACCTCGCGGGCAAATTCAATGATGTACTGTTTGAAAACGTGTGCCTGTGCCTTACTGGCTGACAGGAAAATCTGATTGCGCCCGGTGGTAAGCGCATCGATCAGCGCCTCGCGGGCAAAAAAGAAGGTGGCCCCAATCTGGCGCGACTTCAGCAGGTTTCGGACTGAGTACTTATTCCCGGCCTCCCACCACTGGCGCTGATAGCCGAACATCGAGTCGTGGAAAACCTCCTGCAGCTTCTCAATCTGCTCGTCGCTGAACAGGTTCTTTTCAGGTGGCTTACGCGGGCCTTTGTTGCGGTTCTCCACCTTCGGGTTCAGGTCCGCTTCGTTGCCGCCGTTGCTGAATTTGCCGATCCGGGCGTGACGCTCGGACTGCCGCGCCAGCAGGTCGATTTCCTTAAAATCCTTCCCTTCCTTCTGCTCCTTCATGATGAGCTGGCAGTAGCGTGCGGCGGTGGTCAGCTGCATCTGATCCAGCGGGCCATAGTCGCCCCACTTATCGCGCTTTTTCCAGCTGTGAACGGTTGCGGGTTTCTCTCCCAGCATTTCAGCAATGCGGGCGATGCGGTATCCCTGAAAGTACAGCAGTAAAGCCTGCCTGCGGGGATCGAGGTCGTCGGGGGCGGGTGTCATGTTCATGCAGCCAAAATACGGCCCCGCCGCTTCCTTTTCCGCCCTCCCGCATTGTGTGGTTTCCCGCACAACGTCCGCGCGTTGTTTCGATACCCCTGCCGCCGCAACCATAGGGCCTCACAGAGTTTTACTGACCGGAGCCTGGACAATGGCAAAGAAAGCAAAGCGTTTTCGTATCGGGGTGGAAGGTGCCACCACGGACGGGCGCACCATCGAGCGCAGCTGGCTTGAGCAGATGGCGGCAAATTACAGCCCTGAACTGTACACCGCCGTGATCAACATGGAGCACATCAAGGGCTACACGCCTGACAGCCCGTTTCGCCGCTTTGGCGTAGTGGAAGCGCTGGACGCCGAAGAAATCAGCGACGGCCCGCTGAAAGGCAAGCTGGGGCTATATGCCCTGATCAACCCGACTGACGAGCTGGTCACGCTGACCGGCACCATGCAGAAAATCTTTACCTCTATGGAAATCCGCCCGGAGTTCGCGGACACCGGCGCGGCCTATCTGATTGGCCTGGCCGTGACCGACGATCCGGCCAGCCTCGGCACCGAAATGCTGCAATTCAGTGCCAGCGCCGGGGCGAACCCGCTGGCAAACCGCAAGCAGCATCCTGACAACGTTTTCTCCGCCGCTGAAGAAACCCTGATCGAGTTTGAGGACGTGGCCGACGTAAAGCCCGCCCTGTTTACCCGCATCAAGGCGATGTTCAGCAGACAGCAGCAGACCGACGCGGCCCGCTTCAGCGACGTGCATCAGGCGGTTGAGCTGATTGCCACCGAGCAGCAGGACCTGAGCGCGCGCATTGAAACGGCGCTGAGCGAACAGGCCGACAGCCTGAAATCACATTTCAGCAGTGCGCTGGGTGAGGAAGTGCTGAAGCGCGAACAGCTGCAGGCGGACTTCACCGAACTGCAGCAGCAGCTGAGCCGGGAAGATGGCCGCCAGCAGGTCCGCCCGCGCACGCAGGGTAACGGCAGCGGCGGCGAAGTGCGCACCGACTGCTGATACAGCGGCGGCAAACCTTATTAACGAACAGAGAAAGCGAAGCGATGAAAAATACTACCCGTTTTAAGCTGAATGCTTACATGTCGGTGCTGGCAGAAATCAACAAGATTGACCTGTCCGCGCTGAACAGCAAATTCACCATTGAGCCGTCCGTGTCGCAGACGCTGGAAAGCAAAATTCAGGAGTCGTCCGCGTTCCTGCAGGCCATCAACATCATGCCGGTCAGTGAGCAGAGCGGCGAACGGCTGGGGCTGGGGATCGGCACCACCATTGCGGGCACCACCGACACCACCCAGAAAGAGCGCGAGCCGACCGATCCGACCTACATCGACGGCGACGGCTACAAATGCACGCAGACCAACTTTGACACGGCGCTGCCTTATTCAAAGCTGGACATGTGGGCGAAGTTCAGCGATTTCCAGGTGCGCATCCGTGACGCCATCGTGAAGCGTCAGGCGCTGGACCGCATCATGATCGGCTTCAACGGCCTGAAGCGTGAGAAAACCTCCAACCGCGTACAGAACCCGCTGCTGCAGGACGTGAATATCGGCTGGCTGGAAAAAATCCGCCAGGAAAAACCGTCGCAGGTGCTGAGTCAGCACATCGGTGACGACGGCAAGGTGGTGTCGGACAAAATCACCGTGGGCAAAAACGGCCTGTTCCGTAACCTGGACGCCGTGGTGATGGGCGCGGTGTCGGAAAAAATCGGCGTGCAGTATCAGGACGACACTGAACTGGTGGTTATCTGCGGACGCCAGCTGCTGGCTGACAAGTATTTCCCGCTGGTCAACCAGAGCCAGCCCAGCACCGAAGCGATTGCCGCTGATCTGATCATCAGCCAGAAGCGCATCGGCGGCCTGCAGGCCGTGCGTGCGCCTTACTTCCCGGCGAATGCGCTGCTGATCACCCGCCTGGATAACCTGTCAATCTACTGGCAGGAAGAAACGCGCCGCCGCTCCATTATCGACAACCCGAAACGTGACCGCATCGAAAACCTTGAGTCGGTCAACGAGGCTTACGTGGTCGAGGACTACGACTGCACCTGCCTGGTGGAAAACATTGAGCTGCTGGAGCAGGAGCCAGAGAAAGAGCAGGAGCCGGAAAAAACGTCAGGTGAAATGAGCGAAGCGGAAATCGCACGCATCGCCACCGTGGCGGCCAGCGTCGTCAAGTCCATGAATGATGCAGGCAGTTCAGCCGCCAGCGCGGACAGCACGCAGACCGGCGGCAACAGCGGCAACACCGGAGTGTAACCCGTGACAAACCCTTTCCGCGCGCATACGCGCTTTGTTCAGGCACAGGAGGCCGCCCGATCGGGCGGCAGTGGCCGCAGCACAAAGGGCTATGACCTGATGCTGCTGCAGCTTAACGAAGACCGCCGCCGTCTCAAGGGCATTCAGTCCAACGTCCGTAAGGCCGAAATCAAGGTGGAGGTGCTGCCGAAGTACGCCGCCTGGGCTGAGGGCGTGCTGAGTGCTGACGGCGCGCAGCAGGACGACGTGCTGATGTACGTGATGCTGTGGCGCGTTGACGCCGGTGACTATGCCGGTGCGCTGGCGATTGGCCGTCACGCACTGAAGCACGGCTGGACGATGCCGCTGGGACAACGCACCACGGCGACGGTGCTGGCCGAAGAAATTGCCGACGCGGCAAAGGCCGCGATTCTGGCAAAGACGCCTTTTGATCCGGCACTGCTGCTGGAGGCGCTGGACGTTGTGGACGCACACGACATGCCCGATCAGTCACGCGCCCGCCTGCACAAGTCCATCGGCTGGGTGCTGACGGAAAGCAACCCGGCGTCCGCGCTGAACCATCTGAAGCGCGCCCTGCAGCTGGACGAGAAATGCGGCGTTAAAAAAGACATTGAGCAGCTGGAGCGGAAAATCCGTAACGCCAGCTGATAACCGGACGTGCCCACGCGCGGGGCGGCACGGGGTGGCGACAGGCAGCGCCGCATCAAAACTCCGTCCACCGCCCACCTATTCAGGAGTAACAGAGCAATGGAATTTATCGCGCCACAGAAGGCGACGGGAACGCCGGACATTATCCCCAACAACTCATTCTGGCCGGACGTTGATCTGGCGAAGTTCCGCAGCGTCATGCGCGTTGACGGCACCGTAACGACGGAACGTCTGCGTCAGGTGGTGCTGACCGCGATGGCGGAGGTTAACGCGGAGCTTTACCCGTGGCGTGAGCGGCAGGAGCTGGCCGGTCATAACGGCCTGGCTGAAGTTCCGGCTGAGAAGCTGGCCGGTGTGAGCGTGCGGCTGCATCACTATGAAAATGCGGTGTGGTGCTGGACCCGCGCGGTGCTGAACGAGCGTTATCAGGATTTTGACGCCACCGCTTCAGCCGTGAAGCGCGGCGAAGAACTAAGTGATGCCAGCGGCGATCTCTGGCGTGATGCGCGCTGGGCTATCAGCCGGGTGCAGGACATGCCGCACTGCACCGTGGAGATTATCTGATGAAAGTGCATGCGCAGCAGTATGACACGGTGGACGCACTCTGCTGGCGTCACTACGGGCGCACGCAGGGCATGACGGAACAGGTGCTGCAGGCAAATCCGGGGCTGGCGGAGCACGGCCCCCTCTTACCGCACGGGCTGGAGGTGGAGTTGCCGGACGTGACAGCGACGGCCACCGTGCAGGCCGTCCAGCTTTGGGACTGAATCATGTGGGAAAAAATCAGCACCTTTTTAACCTGGTGCATTGCGGTGGTGATGGCGTGGCTGGGCGGCATGGACCTCAAAGACATGTCCACCGTGGCCGGTGTGCTAATCGGCCTGCTGATGGCGCTTATCAGCTGGTACTACAAACACAAAACCTACCAGCTTCTGGCAAGCGGGCGTATTACGCGGAGTGAATATGAATCTGCAAACCGTTAAACGCTGCGCCGTGGGCGTGGTGCTGGCGCTGGCTGCCACGATGCCCGGTTTTCAGCTGCTGCATACCTCCGTAGAGGGGCTGCGGCTGATTGCCGACTATGAGGGCTGCCGCCTGCAGCCGTATCAGTGCAGCGCGGGAAAGTGGACCGACGGGATCGGCAACACGTCCGGCGTTGTGCCGGGTAAATCCATCACGGAACGGCAGGCGGCGGGGAATTTTATCACCAACGTGTTACGCACCGAGGCGGCACTGGCGCGCTGCGTGGCGGTTTCCATGCCGCAGCAGGTTTATGACGCGCTGGTGTCGCTGGCGTTTAACGTCGGCACCGGCAACGTGTGCGGCTCAACGATGGTGGCATTACTGAAAAAGGGTCAGTGGCGCGAGGCGTGTTATCAGCTGCCGCGCTGGGTGTACGTGAAAGGCGTATTCAATCAGGGGCTGGATAACC